CCACCAGGACGCTATAACCGACACCAAAAGCCATTTGGTGTACAGGTTTCCGACCCCCCAACGCGTGAAGATCACTTCCTCTTCCCAGAAGGCGTTCTCCGTCAAGACTCTGATGGACCGCTACTCTAAGCGGACGAAAAATTTAACCGGGAGTGATCTGAAAAAGGAAGCCGCCACTCTCTTCAAGGCCCTGCAGCGTAATGTCAACTACGCCCCACACCCCGAGTGGCAGGGCCAGGTCTATCTTGAGGCAATCGAGAAATTCCAGGCTCGAGGTCATGACATCACTGACCTGAGGGATATCGACTGTTGGACGGACCAAGGAGCTAGCCAGGTTAAGTTCTGCATTAAACAGCAGCAGAAGCCGGATCTGACTTTCTCCCCCGGAACCAAGGACAAAGCGGGCCAGGGAATTGCTGCCTGGAGTAAGACGCTCAATTTCACAATGATCGTCTGGACCCGTATGCTCGAGAAGATCCTCACTCACAACAGCCAGAGGAGTTTCCACTTCATGACCAAATACACCGATTCGGAGTGTCTCCAGTTCCTCGACTCAATCCAGCACGAGCGAGATGCATCCAGCCTCGAGTACTTCGAGGGCGACTGGACCGAGTTCGACTCCTCCCAAAACAACGTGGAGCACGCCCTTTTCTGCCTCCAACTGAGAGCGATCGGGTGTCCTAAGAGTCTTGTGCATCGCTTCGCGAGTATGATGGACCGCCGGGGCGTTTCCTGTCCCCTTGCTTCGGTCATCGTCGAGAACAAGAAGGATTCAGGTCGCGTTGACACGCTTGTCGGCAACACAACATTCAATGCCGCCGTCCTGCTGAATCTCATCCAAGGTGACATCCTCCACACCCTCTGGAAAGGCGACGACTCCTTGATCATCGGCAGGGGTCTTCGCATGGACCCTGCGAAATCTAAGTACTACGAATCATCATGCGGCTATAAGATTAAAGCCGCGACCGGCCCGAGCGCAGAATTCGTCTCTTTCATCCTCAACGTTAACGGTGCTGCCCTCAACATCCCGAAACTAGCAGCCAAGGTTATTTCGAGGTGCTACTCGGGTCAGGAAGATTTCGTGAAGTACCAGCTCGCCATCAAAGATCTGCTGAAAACGACCAAGGATACTACAACTGCTGCCTACATGTGCCAGGTTAACGCCGCCCATCACCGCGTCAACCGTGAAGACATCGACAACCTCCTCAGCGTACTTCGCCGGTTCGCCACTGGGGATTTCGAATTTGATCAGCTTGTCAAGTTCGAACGCAACCACCTGATCTACGGCGACATGAACCCCCATGACTCGGTCGCCGGGTTGAGGGCGGAGGGTTTCTATTCCGACAATGAGCATCTACCCGCAACTCCCAGCCCGCGTTTCCAAGCGCAGAACTTGTGACGCCAGGGCAATGGAGATCCAACCGATAAATACAGAGAACGTGCAGGACTTTTCCTCAATAAAGGATGGGGAGTCCGCGGAAAGACAACCCGTACGGCTCTGGAGCGCGAGACCCGTCTATAGAAAGTCTAGAACATTTCGTCTCAAGAACATCAGACATATCGCATGCGCAATCATCTCCGTCATCCTCATGCTTACCATCCT